AATTGTTCTAAAGAACTTATTCTTTTTACTCTAGCTAGGTTAATTAAATTAAGATACTCACTATCAGATGAGAATATACCGTTGAATGTGTTTGTTTCATATGATGCATAATTTATTTGTATACCACACGTTTCTCCAATGGCTTTGTAATTAAGTTCATTCATAACGTTTTCTTCTTTAAGGCCTAAGTTATTAAAAGCTAATGAATGTAATGTTCTAAAATATTCTATGTCTTTCTTTTCTAGATTTGGTTTTTGTTTTAAAAATCTATTTCTAGCTTCTTCTGCTGCTCTACGAGTAAAAGCAAAATAACCAATACGATTTAATGGTACACCTTTTTTTAAATATTTCTCTACTTGGTTTAAAAGTTTTCTTGTTTTCCCTGTACCTGGTGGTCCTACAACTTTATATCTCATTAGTAATTAGACCCTTTTCTTTCAACAGGTTTATATTCTATCTTATCAATGTGTAATTGTTTTAGTTTACAAACTTTCTCTACCTTGCCATCTACTTTGAGTGAGTAATTAAATTCTACTTTAAATCTTTCTTTTAGTTTTTGTCCTATCTTCTCTTTTGATATCTTCCAATCATTACCAAGGTGTGTAAGAAACGATTGATATTTAAAGAAATGAAAACCCTCCTCAGTAAGACAAGAACCTAATCTAATTTGTATTCTTTCTCTTGCTTGTGGACCGTTAACACAATACTGAAATAGTTCTTGTGATAAAATATCATCTGTACTTGTACCCTCAGGTGGTGTAATATTTTGACAATTTTTTCTCCATTCGTTTAACTTTGCTCTCCAATCTTTTTGTTTTATAGGTTCAAAGTATATTCCTGTCTGTTCCCATATTAAATTCAATACTTCTTTCTGCGTTGTCATTAATTTAAGATTAGGTATAACCACTGCTATCTTATCATCATTAGGCATAACTACATTAAATCTATATTCAGGTTGTTCATATTTTATTATTTCAAAATCAGTTATGTCTGGAAAAACATTTATACTATCTGACTTAACACCAAAAGGTTTTGAGTAACAAAGACTACGCATACATTTGTCTTTGATAGGTTCTTCATAACAAGTATGTCCTGCTGTTTCTTTATCCCAAGCTTTTAATTTTTGATCCAGTTTAGATTTATCCCAAGGATATTCTAAATAAGCATAGTTTGCTTTTGATACAAAATCTTGCCACTTATCTTTGTATTTTTTCTTTGCAAAGACCATATAGTTATACATAAATCTATCTCTGCCATCATCTAGTTTTGTTTTAGAACATAAAGCTAAACAAGGTGGACCATCAGAAAATTCAGGGTCAGTTCCTAATAATATATTTTTATGTGTGTCTTCTACTAAAGTATTTAGTTTATCTCTTGTTGTCTTCGATTGATTAGCTAATTGTATAAACTGTTCTAAAGATAGTTTATTATTATCTTTATCAACTGCGTACCTATGTGTTTGTCCATTGTTATAGTAAGGTAAGTTAATAAAGTTACCTGGTTTTATGTTTCCTTTGTCATCTTCCTTTAGTTCTTTCTGCTTTGGAAAAATTTCTGTAGTAGGTTTAAGACCTAGTGGTAACAGAAAAGATTTTAATCCTTCGATTAAATCTGCTGTAGGTATATATTCCTCCATAAATATATAACAATGTAATCCTCCACTTTTAGAAAGCATTGGTATTAAAGGTAATTTATATTGTTGAAATAAAGCGAGGTAATTTTGTATATTAAAATCTTTATAATTCTTTGGATCAATATCAATACAACCAAATCTTGCTGTGCCGTCAATAGTACAAGGTTGTATACCTATTGATATGTTTCCTGCTATGTGATTTTTGTAGTCTTCTTCTGTGACTGGTCTGCCTGACCATTCATAATCTGGTTTTAATTTGTTTCTTTCGGAGTCCAGCTTTGCAGTGGACATATCAGCGATACCAAAATCTCCACCATAGCCAGTAAATAATTCTATAAACTCTTTAAACATAATGATCCCTTTTTATGGGCGGCTTCAGTCTCCCTATGACCGCCCACATCTCTCTTTCGAGAAACTAATAGTTTGATTTATTTTCCTCTGAAACTGTGGCAGTTTTTTGCTGCGAGTTTTTTAAAGAACTGTGAAAATCACGGGCCATTTGGTATATCCCAGCATTGTCTACTTTTCTTAACATAGATATATTATAACCATGCCAAGTAAAGCTGCCTGAGTTTTCTACAGAATTTAATTTATAAATTCTTGAAAACACTGGTGCTGGTACAGACTTACTAGTTTTTGGATTGATCTCAAATTGATCTTCCATCAATGAGTTCCATCCTCTACTAACTTTTAACTGAGTAGACTTCATCGTCATCAAAGCTTTCTCAGGTCTTTCACCATTGATAATAACAAAATGATTTGCTGTTTTGATAATCTCGTTACCATTCTTTAACAAATCTTTGTTTCTATCGTTTTGTGTAGTTTCTGCCATAACGCCAGGACCCCTATCATTACTGATTGGTCTACCTTCTTTTCTCTCAAAAGGTGCCCATTCAGGGTATGTCATTTTGTAGAATACAGGAATTACTTCAATTCCCTTCTCACCATTATACAGTTTCTTTGTAACTGTATTATAAAACATACCTGCTTCTGCTCCCTCTACATATTTAGCATGTTTCTTTTTTGTTTCATCTGAACCACTTTGTAGTAATTTCAGAAAAGGTAATGCTAGATCACTCTTGTCAATGTTTTCCAAACCCATTCCTGAGTCTGCAACAAAGTCTAGAGTTGCTAACGAACCACTTTTTTTTGCTGTCACGTTTCTTGCTTCTTCACTCATGTTATTTGCTCCTTGTTATTTTTGTTTTGTTTCCCTTAAACAGGTTAAAATGTTCAGAAGGCAGTTCTTGTTTATTTTCAGAACGCTCTCTAAACAATGCTTTAAGAGTCATAGGCTCGACTTTCAACTTTTGAGTTGGTTCGAACCCACGCCCTTTTGCAAGGTCTGCGTAATCGCTCGCCTTGTTGTCTTCGCCACGGCCAAAGGAAACGGTTATCTCATTTTTAATAAGATCACCTAAGCCATGCTCTCGAAGCCAGTTATAAGCGCCTTCCTTCTTATCAACAGGAATGGTTGCGCCATATATTTCTTTAATTTCAATTGCAGAACCATCAGTCAACTTCATAGTTTTCATTTTCAAAGCTTCCATTATCTCAGGAATAGCAACTTGTGAAAGTTTGTCTGCTTTTTCTTTTGTAGATTTTAAATTATCTTCCTTATCCTTTATCTCATCTTCAAGTTTTTGTAACTCTAAGACAAGAGTAGATAAATCTTCTACACCTTTTAGATTGTCCAAGTCTTGAGGGGCATCCTCAACGAACATGTTTTGTAAGTTATCACTCATTTATTTCTCCTATTTGTTTCTTTATTATTTCTACTTCTTTCTTGGCTTTACTATATTCATTTTTCCAATATATGTCACTAATAAATCTAACTATTTTACTAGGAAGATATATAAAGGTAAAGATAGACATTAATATAGGGTTTTCTTTATTTAACTGTTTGATAGCTTTTTTAGAAATTGATCTATGTCTTTCTACTTCTATAAAATTTTCTATCCAATTTCGTGTTTCCTTAAGTCTTAATCTTAATTTAATGTTTTTTTTATCCATTAAAAATTACCAGTTAAATTTAAACCCGTTTTTTCTTTATGTAGTTTGTCGGCTAACTTCATAAATTGACTTAACATTGTTTTAGTTACCCAACTTTTAGCATTAAGATGTTCTACCCAACCAATAAATTGATTTTGAGTTTTACAGTCATTATATTTAATACAATAATTACATTGTAAATCATAATTATTGCCTAATTTAAATTTAGGTTTTTTAAAAAAATAGAAAGCGTCTTTTTTAACCCAAACCCATTTAGGAGCTTCTTCACATTTTTTAATTAGATCCGTACCATTAGTTAGGGGAAGTCCTTGAGAAATTAATGTATTGTTTCCTTTTTCATCATAATTAACAGAAACATCTTTTATTTGTATTTCATAAATATGATTTGATTTTTTATGTTTATAATCAATAAGAAGTTTTTTAGCCGGATATTTTAAATTTTCTAATATAGAACCACTATGACCATCTAACCTTAGTTTTAAATTTTTATCTTCTGTTTCTTGATGCATAATCATAGGTTCTAAAACACCATATATCATGTGTCTAAGATCTTCTACTTTTTGACCAGTTATATTTTTAGATTCACTAAAACCATGTTCGTCCATTTGAATGCCAGGTTTATGTTTATACATCTATTTCTCCTCTTTCATGTATGTTAAATGGAGTTGAGTAATACATTTTTTCTTGTCTGTCCCAAGTTAATGTTTTGTACTTTCCATTGTTTATGTCGCAAGCTACAGCTGTTGCTAAGCTAAT